ATGTCCCTTAATGATTCAAAAATCCGCAGCTTAAAACCTTCTTTCAGACCCGTAAAACTCTCCGATTCACACGGTCTGTATCTGCTCGTCAATCCGGGCGGTTCGCGTATCTGGTACCTCAAGTATCGCTTCAACGGAAAGGAATCCCGCGTAAGTCTGGGCGCATATCCGCTGGTTTCTCTCGTTGAGGCCCGGCAGCAGCGCGATGTTTTCCGCAGGCAACTGGCGCAGAATATCAATCCCGCACAGCAGCGTATTGCTGAAAAAGCGGCCGCTTCGCCGGACAAATGCTTTCAGACCGTGGCGCTCGACTGGCTTAAGACCAACAAAAAATGGTCGAAAGACTATGCGGAGCGCACTCTCGCCAGTATGCACAATCACATCTTTCCGGCGATTGGTCATCTGCCCGTCACCCTGCTGAAAACGCAGCATTTCACGGTGTTGCTGAAGGTTATCGAAGAAAAAGGCCACCTTGAAGTCGCATCCCGTACCCGGCAACGGCTTTGCAACATCATGCGTTATGCCGTGCAGCAGGGGCTTACCGAAAACAACCCGGCGCAGCATCTGGAAGGCGTCACGGCACCACCGGTTAAAAATCACCACCCGGCCCTGCCGCTGGAGCGCCTGCCCGAACTGCTTGAGCGTATCGGCGATTACCAGCAGGGACGACAACTGACGCGGCTGGCGGTTCTGCTCACCCTGCATCTGTTTATCCGCTCCAGTGAGCTGCGTTTCGCCCACTGGAGCGAGATTGATTTCAGAAACAAAATCTGGACTATCCCCGCCACCCGCGAGGTCATAGATAAAGTCCGTTTCTCAGGTCGCGGGGCAAAGATGCGTACACCGCACATCGTGCCGCTCTCCCGTCAGGCAATTGCCATTCTGAAACAGATACAGGAACTCTCCGGTCATCAGGAACTGGTGTTTCCCGGCGATCACGATCCCTGTAAGCCCATGAGTGAGAACACGACCAACCGGGCGCTGCGTCTGATAGGCTATGACACCAAAACAGAAGTCTGTGGTCACGGTTTCAGGGCAATGGCCTGTAGCGCGTTAGTGGAATCTGAACTCTGGTCGCGGGATGCCGTGGAGCGGCAAATGAGCCATCAGGAACGCAACAGCGTGCGGGCGGCGTATGTTCATCGCGCCGAACATCTTGACGCCCGCAAGGCCATGATGCAGTGGTGGTCGGATTATCTGGACATGTGCCGGGAAAGTTATGTTGCGCCGTATATTTATGCGCGGCAGTATAAGGTGAGCTGAGTCTGCGGCAATATAGACAATGGAAAAGCAGACCCGGATCAAATCTGGATCTGCTTTTCTTTTTGCACTGAATACCTGCACCAGCCATAAGATCACGGGGGATTGCTCCAGTGCCACGTCCACAGCAACGTGACAGACCTGCGCCAGATATCACCGGATACATATCGATCTGCGCCAGTTACAGCCTTTTAAGCCCTTTGGCCTTTTCCGGTCTGGCGCTGTTACCCTTAGCCGCCCCTTACCCTTTCGGCCTTTTTCCTTTTACTGGCGCAGCGGTCAACAGGAGAGCGGGAGCATGATGCTGTACCAGAGTGATGCTGGATGACATCTGAAAACGCCTGGCAGCCCCTAATCGGCCATACCTTTCGAAATACCATTATTGAAAGGAAAACGTACAAAAAATTTCTACGTCGAAATTTTTTCGGTGGATAACGATGGATAGAGGATGTGTTATAAACTCATGCCTATCAAAAATAACCAAAACCAATAAGTTAATTGCCGATAATTATTGATTTAGTCAGTATTGATAGGAAAGCGTACAAAAAATTTTGCCCCCAAAATTTTTTGTACGAAAACCGATGGATAACCCGGGATTAATAGGAAATCACCCAAAATTATTTGAGGGCAAATAATTTTGTACGAAAACCGATGAATAACCCAATTTTTTCAGGGCAATGACTATCAATCAGTGTCCTCCTTTCGCCCGTAAACCTGCGCCACATACCGCCCGCGCCCGTCACCGTGGCCCAAATCCATCGCCGTCATTGCCAGCGCTTCCTTCTCATTGAACCGCTGCGCCAGATAATGACGGATCGCATCCTGCGCCCACGCATAGCGTAACGAGTGTGGGGAATACACGCCTGTTAAACCAATACGTGACGCCTGGCTGTGCCAGTATTTCATCGCACTCTTCAGATCGGGCTTGTCGATCAGCCTGCCGTGACGGCTTTCTGCGACAGAGTTGGCGTTATCCAGCGCCTTCCTGACTGCGCCAGTATCCAGGATCACCGTTTCGCGGGGTCGTCCGCCTTTGGTGCCGAACACCACCGTTAACCGGGACTCACCGCGATCCAGCGCCTGTTGCCACGTTTTCAGCGACCGGGCACTCTGCACTGCTTCCTGCGAGCGTAGCCCCATCAACCTTGAGAGCTCCAGAGCTGCCGCCAGTCCCGCGTCTTTTGCGCGGGCGGTTTCCAGCGCATGGCGGTAATGCTCCGGCGTAATGGCCTGCCGCGTACCGTTGCGGGATGCGCCGGACAGACCCAGCGAACGGTTATTCAGCCGCTCACTCTGCGCCAGCCTGTCGCGCCCGGCCTGTTTCAGCAAATTACGGATCGCCGCCATCTCATTTTGCAGGGAACGTTTTGTCATGCCCTGCGCCAGTCGTTCCCGGATATAGCCCTCAATATGCCGCGCTTTTAGCTGTTCTATCCGGCGGATCTGCACGTTTTGCGCCACGACTAAACGCTCACAAAACCGCTGCGCCAGCTTAATGCGGTCGTGAACGGTCTTGTGGCTGCCGCCCGCCTGCTGCGCCAGCCGTTTCATTTCCTGCTCCAGTATTCCCATACATTCCCCCTTTCATGATTGCCGCAAATTCATAACCCAAAACCTGATACAGCTTTCCCCGGCGCACAGGCCGATAGCCCCTGAGTTTTGTCGGGGCTGCGAACGATACCTGAGCGCCGGGGCGGCAGCCGTTGAGGTGTGGTGGGGCTTCGGTTGTGCTCTCTGAGCAGCCGCCCGCTTTCGCGGGTTATCCCCCGGATCGTCCTGATCCGCCTCGGTATCGGTTCATGTTCTCCTTATTGGTCAAATGGCCTGAAAAGGCGGTGTCAGAGTCCAGCCAGTGGCTGGCGCAGTTGATTTATCTGGTGCAAGACGAAAGGGCTGAGTGCGTCACTTTCCCGCTCAGCGCGGTTAAAGTGACGCACTGGACTGGTGCAGTGTTTTTAAAATCACAGGCTGGCGCAGTTTTACGGTCACACGACAGCAAAGCCTGACGGCAATGCAGGCCGCAGTCCGTTATACAGGGGGGACTGACGCTCCGGTTCAGGGAGCGTCAGTGTTTATAGTACAAATCCATAGTGAGAACCATCCGGCAGTTCAATATCAAGGCGTAGCTTGCCGCCGGTCGCTTCAACGTAGCGTTTCAGCGTGGAAAGCTTCAGGTCGCGCCCCGGTTTTTCCATTCCTGCAACGGTAGGTTGCCTGATCCCCAGAGCCTTCGCCATTTCGACCTGCGTTTTCTGCACTTTCTCGCGCAGTTCGGCAAGGTGAATGTTGAGCAGGATGTCCGTCGCCATCGCCTGAGCTTCGGCCACGACTTCAGGTTTTTCATCCGCAATAAGCTGTTCCAGCGTTCTGCCCATCGTGTTACTCCTTCTCTTTTATTGTGTTCAGCCAGTTCGTGAATTCCCGATCTGCAACCGGGATCATCTCATCGTAAAAACGTTTTTCATTGCCGACCTTATTTCCGGCACAAAGTACAATGCCGGTACGGGCTGGATCAAAAGCGAAAAATGCCCGTATCGGATCGCCCCGGCTCTGAATGCGCAACTCTTTCATGTTGCTAAAGCGGGAGCCTCTAAGCGTATCGGCATAAGGTCTGGACAAACCTGGCCCCTTTTCCCGCAAGACCAACAGCGCTGCAAGCACGCTGGCCCGATCGATATCATTGAGCGAGGAAAACCAGTGATCAAACATATCCGTTGTTTTAATCGTCCACACGGGACCTCCTGAGCAATATAGGTTAAACGCTATATATGTGTAAAGCTATAAAGATGATTATGAAACGATGGAATGAGGGATTCATGCGTCGTTGCTGAAAAGCTGGAGACGCATTCGGATATTTCAGTGAATGGCATGCACGGCATTCACCGTTTTACGATCTGTACCGAAAAACCAGTTCAGATATTGACGCAATGTGAAGAGTGACCTTAACTGCAACGCAGTCCGACATTTTCAAAGGTATTGTCGGTAAAGGGACGACCAGCCTGAAATCAGGCCGCTTCTTGCAGGTCGTGAAGCGTATAAGGGCGCCCCGGAGGGCCATTTGTTGCAGAGAGAAAATAATGCGAATGTGGCTGGTGCCGAAAGAGGAAACTGTTTTTGCCTGAAAAACATTTCCCGTTGATTTGATTAAATGCTGAGTTGCCGCACATCACTGGCATTCTCCCGATCTGCCATCTGCAAGGGCAGGCAAAAGATCGGGAGAAACCGTTTGTCTTATCGGTATTCTGGTTTACGGTAGCGTGATGGCCAGATGTTCTCAGGCGCAACATCTAACGCTTCGGCAATTAATTTCTCTCCTTTAGGCCAGCGGCGGGTAAGCGGATTTGCCAGCGTGGAGGATGCCAGCCCTGCCTGACGCGAAAGCGCTGACAACGAAGTACCACGTTTTTTCAGCCCTGCGATTGACTAGTGACAGTGATGTATGGATCAAACGGAGTAACCGGAAACAACCGGGAGTTCGAGGGAACAAACGGGAGGAAACCTTGAGTGGCAAGGCTTAACGATAGGTAAAGCTAGTCAACTGGTAGAAAACCACCCAATATGACAATTTTAGATCGTTCGACAACAAAGTTAAAAAGGTGTCATATATAGTTAGATCGTACTGCCGACTGTTTAATGGGATTTAAATTCGGCTTAAAACGTTATCACATGGAGGTTCAAAACAAAGCCAGCCAATTGTACATTTCTGTAATCAGCCAGCCTTGTTTTGCGTGCTTACGTTCGACGCTGGGCTATCCTTTTCAACGGAATCACATTGTCCGAAAATCTCTTTCTGTCGGACCGGATTTGAATCAGATAACTCAAGCACCGCAGGCATAAGCATCTTTAATCCACCAGTGATAAATATCTCCATAACAGCTTCACGTTGGGCTTCAGTCATCCCCTGATAAATCATCATCCAGAGTGCTTGCTTCTCATCATTTGCTAAGCCACTTTTTGTCTTGAAATCCTCAACTCCCATAGATGGCTGTCCTTTGTTGCTATACCCAAGATAATTTTGGGTCCGTGCAGGCAATATCGATATATGGTATTCCGTGGCTTTAGTCCCTCCTCGTTTCCGCCGCACTCCGTCCAGCCCCTCTGCGAGTTTTTCTAACTGCTTACGTACATTGGATACTCCACTTGGGAATCCGGGCATCCCCGCACACTCTTGAGCCGTAAACCAAGTTTGCACATTCATCATTACCTCCTGTTTCCGATTTTTTCTGACTCTCAAAAAATTCGATTCGATTTTTTAAGGCGTAAAAACATGCTTTCATCAAAATCAAAGACTTAAATTCGATTTATCAAGATTTGATAAAACCGACAAAAGACCGATAAAAAGATTGAATTCGATTTTTTGTGTGTTATATTTTTACACGTAAAGGTGAACAGTTTAGTTCACCGCAACGAGTAAATATTTAAGGATCGCAGAATGATGACCAAAAGCCAAGACTGGCACCCGGAAGACATCAAAGCAGCGATTAGAAAACGCGGAATGACGACCAGTCAGTTATCCCGTTGTCATGGGTTAGCGGAATCAACATTACGTAACGTATTCCGTCACCACTGGCCCAAAGGGGAGAAAATTATCGCTGACTTTCTCAACATGGAGCCATCAGAGATATGGCCTTCGCGTTATCAGAATCTGACTGTTAAAGAGGTTGCATGATGGAGTTTTGGGTATCAGTGAAAGAATGTGTTGGCGTCTGTGGTTTCCCACAGGCTGAATCTAATGCGCGGAAAAAACTTGAGGATCTGGTTTGCGGTCGCAGTGAGCTACGCCGCAAACGTGCCGGAACCAAAGCATTTGAATACCACATATCAGTATTGCCACCAGAAGTTCGGGCTGAATTGCTGGCTGGTCGTGGGCTGATTGAAACCTCATCTGGCCTCATTACTCTGCCGAGAGAGCCGGAACGTGTGGCCGCTGATGACCTTGATCGTCAGCGTCTCTGGTCTGCATGGGAGAAAGCGACCGGCGAACAGAGACTGCATGCAGAGCGTCGCACGAAAGCTGCTGCGCTGGTGGCTGAGTTGATGGCGTCAGGTGTTGGCAATCGAAAAGCGATTACTCTGGCCGCGAAGCAATTACAGATCAGTGAAGGAACGCTGCGCAATCTGTACTACAAAGTGAAGGACTTCAGCCCTGACCTCTGGGGACCGGTACTGCTCGATCGCCGCGTCCGCGAAAAACGCGTGACAGGACGTTCGGCTGAAATCTCTGATGATGCCTGGCAATTCTTCCTGGGCGATTATCTGCGCAACGAAGCCCCGTTTTTCTCCAAATGCTATGAACGGCTCGAAATCGCCGCAGAAACACATGGCTGGACCATACCGGCTGAACGTACCCTGCGTCGTAAGCTGGAACGTGAAGTTGATCCGCGCATTGTCGTTGCCACCCGTGAAGGTGAAAACGCCCTGGCGCAGATGCACCCATCTCAACAGCGCACCGTCGCACAATTGCATGCGATGGAATGGATTAACGGTGACGGTTATCAACACAACGTGTTTGTCCGCTGGTTTAACGGTGAAATCATCCGTCCCAAAACATGGTTCTGGCAGGACGTCCACAGCCGCAAAATTGTCGGCTGGCGGGCTGATGTATCAGAAAACAGCGACAGTATCCGCCTGTCACTCATGGATACACTGAAAACCTACGGGAAACCCCAACACATCACGATAGACAACACCCGTGCAGCGGCGAACAAATGGTTGTCTGGTGGCGTTCCTAACCGCTACCGGTTCAAAGTCCGTGAGGATGATCCGATGGGGATTATCCCTCTGCTGGGTATCAAGCTGCACTGGACCGGTGTTATCGGTGGTAAAGGCTGGGGCCAGGCTAAACCCGTAGAACGTGCCTTTGGTGTGGGTGGTCTGGGTGAATACATTGATAAACACCCGGCACTGGCTGGCGCATTTGCCGGTGAAAATGTCAGTTCCAAACCAGAAAACTACGGCAGCCGCGCCGTTGATGTTGAGACCTTTATGGAAATTATCAGTGAAGGTGTCGCCATGTTTAACAGGAAAACCCAGCGTAAAACGGAAATGTGCCGGGGTGAACTGTCCTTCGATCAGGCTTTTGAACAAAGCTACAGCCAGGCTGTGATCACCCGTTTAACTGAAGAACAAATCCGCCAGTTCATGCTGCCGGCAGAGTCGGTTCGCGTGAAACCAACCGGAGAATTCACGATGGAAAGCGGCGGCTCCCTGTTTGGCCGCAAAAACACCTACTGGAGTGAGCTACTTGTCAGCCATCGCTCCCGCAAAATTACAGTCCGTTTTGACCCGCGTAACCTTCACAGTGAAGTGGCCTGTTACGACCTTGATGGCCGCTTCCTCTGTATGGCGGAGTGTCGCGCCGCAGTGGCGTTTGGTGATACCGAGGCTGGTCGTGAACACAACCGCGCCCGTCGTGAAATGATGCGCAGCACGAAGAAAGCAACGAAGGCACTAAACCGTATGACGGCGATTGAAGTTAACGACCTGCTACCGAAGACAGAACATGCAGAGTTGCCGGAACGTCATGTTGTTGAGCGTGTATTCAATATGGGTAATACCGTCAGACGTGTGGAGGAAATACAGGACACGCAAACCGAGAATGATGTGATTTTTCAGACGTTCGTTAATAAAGCGAAACAGTCGCAGAAATAAAAAAAGCGACGTTGCGAGCGCCGCTTTGAATGAAGTGAATCAGTTTTAACACCTGATTAAGTACAGGCCATTTGAAAAATACAGGATTAATAATCATGACGCAAATTAACCATGATGTTGTGCGTAGTGCCATTCGTGAATTAATTGACAGCAAAGCGATTTCAGGCGCAGCTCTGGCACGTGAAACCGGCACCTCAACGGCTACGGTTTCTCAGTTTCTGAACGGGAAATATAAGGGCGATAACGATACGGTTGCCGCCAGCCTGAATACCTGGCTGGAAAGCCACACTGCCGCGAAAACCTCGCTGCCAGTGGCTCCTGATTTCGTTGAAACACCGACCTCACAAAAAATTCTCGCCACCCTGACGTGGGCGCAACTGGCCGGAACGATTGTGCTGGTTTACGGCAATCCGGGCGTCGGTAAAACAAAAGCCATCAGACAATATGCAGCGACAGGCAACAACGTCTGGCATATCACCGCCAGCAAGTCCCGCAGCAACGAACTGGAAACGCTGTACGAACTGGCGCTGAAAATGGGGATTGCTGATGCACCATACCGTCGGGGCGCATTGTCCCGTCTGTTACGCCAGCGTCTGCCGGATACGCGTGGTCTGATCGTCGTGGATGAAGCTGACTGGCTGAGTCTGGATGCCGTTGAAGAATTGCGAATTCTCCAGGAGGAATGCGGCGTTGGTCTGGCGCTGGTCGGAAACCATAAAGTCTACGACCGCCTGACAGGTGGACAACGCAGTGTGGACTTCGCCCGTCTGTTCTCCCGCGTATCTAAAAAGTACGTCATCAACACCGTATCAGCCGGTGACGTGGACAGTTTTTGTGATGCCTGGCAGGTCTGCGGACAGGAGGAACGGAAACTGTTGAAGATGATCGCCCGTCGTCCCGGTGCTCTCCGTTCTCTGTCTCACATCCTCCCGCTGGCGGGGATTTACGCGCAGGGCAAGGGTGAGACCATCGGCACGTCACACATCCAGTCTGCGATGCTGGAACTGGGTCACAGCAATCTGAACGAGGAATAACACCATGATTACTGAACGTATTGCAGAACACATCAGCATGGCAGAGGCGGCGCAGAACTGGCTTCGCTCCCGTGGTAGCCGTGTCACTGACGTTCGGGTTTTCATGCGTCGCCCATTACTGGAGATTGTCTGCCCCCCAACAGAGCTGGTGCGTAGTGCATCCCGTATATCGGAAACACACAACGGCGGCACCCGCTCCGTCTGGGTAGCCAGTCTGGAAGGTTGCCGGATTATCTGGAGGTAAGTATGGGCTGGAGTACGGGGAGAGCATGGTCACGCGAAGAACTCCTTATTCTGGAACAGAACGCGGGAAAGGTAAGTGTAAGCGGTCTGGCGCTGCAGTTGGGGCGCTCTAAACAGTCAGTGCAGAATTGCGCCATTCGGCAGGGTCTTTCGCTGCGCATCAGAGCAGGAAATGATGACGACGCATATTTGTGTCGTGAGCTTTACAAGGAGGGGCTGACCATCTCGGTTATCGCCGAAAAAATGGAAATGTCCCGTAGTCAGGTATTTAACATTATTTATAGAGGTAATTAACGGAGGTGTAAATGGCAAAAATTACTGCTTATGCCTGGGCTTCGGGGTTAATTGAATTTGGACAAACACTACCCGACGGGGCTTTACCCATTATCACTGGCGAAGAAAATCGAATCAGGGATTTAATTGATATCCATGCCAGACATTCCCGTGCAGGTAGCGGGCTTCTTGTGCCGGGAGTCCTTGAAGCCAGTAACCAACATGAGGGATGTAATGCACTAATGAGATTTACTGACCTTATCACTCGTGAATATATTGAAAAATAAAGCTGAGGTTTACATGAAAGCACCCAAAAAGCCCCGCGCAAAATCAGCCGCTGCTGTTGCCGTTCCTCAATGCCGCGATGACGTAATCAGCGACATCCGCAAGATTGGCGATATTACCCGTGTCATTCTGCGTCGTGAAACGGAACTGAATGACAAAATAGCGGCCCTGACAAATGATGTTGCGCCCGGCATTGAAGCGCTTAAAAAAGAGCTTGCGCGTTTGCAGGCTGGCGTTCAGACATGGTGTGAAGCCAACCGTGCAGAGCTGACGAAAGACGGCAAGACCAAGACCGCTAACCTGACAACGGGTGAGGTTCGCTGGCGCAAACGCCCGCCCAGCGTCACCATTCGCAAAGTTGAAGATGTTATTGCGTTACTCAAGAAATTCAGTCTGGGTAAATTTCTTCGCAATAAAGAGGAAATTAATAAAGAGGCAATTCTTGCATCACCGAATGAAGTTAAGGGAATTGCAGGGATATCCATTAAATCAGATGTTGAGGATTTTGAAATAATCCCATTTGAACAAACTGTAACTGATTAATTAACTTTATTTAATTCTCCGAATTTTAATACGGCATGCCTGCCGGGGCTTCGTGCACCCGCAGGCAACTAAAGATGGAGTTTAAGCGAATGACCAAGCATACGATTATCAATATCCAGCAGATACGTGACGATATCTGCAAACGTAAAGCAATGCCGCCATTTGGCCCCGATACCAGTATTAATCGTCTTAAAACTATCAATGAGACCCAGCGCAGTTTCACTCTTGAAGTCGTGGAATTGTTGCTGGGTGAAATAGACGTCCTGTCAAAATCAGAATGGACACTGGCAGATGAACTGGTCAAGGCCCAAAAACGCATAACAGAACTGGAGGCTATGCGTGAATTGTTTTTACGTGCAAAGGCTCTGATGTATCAATCTGGCGGTGCGCCCATCGAAAACTCGCTGAATCCGATTGATGCGTGGCTGTATGACGCAGAACTGACCGCCGCTGGCATTGGCGTGAAGGGGGGATGAATAGATGGCTAAATCAATGATGGGTTACATGGTCAGGGCGTGGAATAACGAACTCAAAGGCCGTGAGTGGAATATAGGAAACAAGAAGCGGCGGAAGGCATTTGCGCGTGAACTGGCAGCGGCGAGTCTTGAGATGGATAACGATGTTGCTGACGCGGTAGAGGCTGAATTCCGTGTGCAGGAAGAAGTTTCTGATTGGGGGCGATAACAGCATGGCTAAATTTACAGACGTACACGACCTGTTAACTGCGTATCAGAAGCAGGCGCGTAAAGTACCAGCAAAAGGTGTTTACGCATCAAAACAGCGCCGTGATGAAGTGCAATCTGCGCACACGAGAAAGGTAATGCGTCAGCGTAAACGCTCGGTCGGAAAGTCGAATAAATTGGGGTTCCGTAGCCGGGCTGAAACAACGGCAGCGATAATTTGCGAAATGAATTTTTGGGCGCTGGTATGCCGCTCGAACCGCCAGAACGCCAGCCCAGCAAAATATGTTGCCGCCGCTGGCATTGGCGTGAAGGAGAAGTAACGATGAGCCGCGCATCCCTGATTAAGTTAATCCATGTTGCCCGTCGCAATCTACAGCTGGACGATGACACCTACCGTTCTGTACTGATGCGAGTGACGGGAAAGCAAAGCTGTCGTGACCTGAGAGTCGGCCAACTGGAGGATGTGCTGAAGGTACTGGAGGATAAGGGTTTCAGACGTACCCGCCCCCGTTCTCCGGCTCGCCGTCATCGTGAAACAGATATCACCGCAAAGGTCCGCAGTATCTGGCGGCAGATGCATCTTGACGGGTTTATTCGTGATGGCAGCGATACCGCACTGGATACGTTCGTCGCGAAGATGACTGTCAGAACCAACAAAGGTAAAGGTATCGCCAGCCTGGCATGGTGCCGTGGCGATAATCTTCTGATGGTGCTGGAAAGCCTCAAGCAATGGCATCTGAGAGAAATGACAGAGGCGCTGAGTCCGCGAGACCTGGCATTTCAGGATCATCGGGGTTATGACGCCATCAACAGACTGTATTCCAGTAAAGTAAGAAAGGTGCGCACATGAGCGAAAAGCAGAATGACCTGTTTGGTGATATCCAGGATGACAGCATTCTGGAGCACCTGGACGATGACAGTTCGGCGGAAACTGTGCGTTTTCCTGCACTGCTGACAGAACTGAATACGCTGCTGCGTGGCGAACTGACAAAGCATGGCGTTGACCCACGTATCTCTCTGGAGCTGGTTTACGCGATTAGCTGTCAGATTGGCGGCATGCAGATTTATTTCCCACGCGGCCAGACTCTTGAGTCATTGATTCGTGATATGAAAATCTGGCGTGATTTCAATGGCAGAAACATCACAGAGTTGGTTGAGCGTTACCGTGTTACCTATAAAACGGTGTATAAAGCAATCCGGAGAATGCGAAAGTTAGAGCAAGGTAAGAGGCAGCTCTCATTTAATATGGAGTGATAATATGGTTGGTGTGATTGTTATTAACATAGTTTGTATTATATGTGTTTTTTGGGTTTTCTTTGATGCTACTTCTAACAACATAGGAAGTTATGTTGTTAGAGAAGGTGTGCGAAAAGGATGTCGCAGAGGCATACACCCTGTGGTTTGGGCTGCGCTAAGTATATTTATACTTCCTTTTATTTGGTATCTGATCAACAGGAAATCTTTATTGATCGCTGCGGAAGAATATCCAGTAAAGACTGATAAAAGCGTAAGTTTTATTATTCTACTTTTGTTGGTATCAGGATGGTTGCTCTATCGCTACAAAGATTATTTATTCTATTAAGTCATAGCCAATACAATGAAGCCGGTTAATCCGGCTTTTTTTTCGTCCGGCACATGATGGAAGGGAAAACTAACCCACTTCCAAAGGTGCCGTTTTATGAACAACACCCCCGATTCTCCCGCATTTCGCAATGCTCTTGCTTTCGTGCTCAGCGCAGAACGCGGATATGTCAATGACCCCACTGACCGTGGCGGTGAAACCAACCTCGGTATATCAGATAAACGCGACGGTGTTGCCGATGGCATGACCGACGTTAATGGCGATGGCAAGCCTGATACTCGTATTCGTGATTTAACGGTTGAACAGGCCGGACAGATTTACTTCCGTGACTACTGGTATCCCGCGTATTGCCAGTTTTGGCCGGATGATATCGCCCTGTTTGTCTTTGACTCTGCCGTCCAGCATGGCGTCAAAAAGGCTGTCCAGTTGCTTCAGGAAGCTGCGGGTTTCACTGGCAAAAGTGTTGACGGTATCGCCGGTAAAAACACCCGCGCAGCCGTTGAACGTGCTGACCCTGACTGGCTGCTGAACCGTTTATTTCTGCGTCGTTCCCGCTATTACGCCGACATCATCAAATCAAACCCTTCACAGGGCAAGTTCCTCAACGGCTGGTTTAACCGCCTGGACAACCTCGCAGACGCCTGTCGTGAGATTTCAGGTGTCCGGTATTCGGTAGCCCGGAGCTGATATGGGCAAGGGATGGGACGCTTCGCTGAAACAGGGACGACGTGACCGACTGCGGCAGGAAGTTCTTCACCGAATGGCAGGTGGTCCCGTCCCCGTTCCGACAAGTTATGCAGGTCATGACGGTACACACGCCAGTTACTACATGCGCGGCTGGTCATCCGTCGATATCAGAGACATCGTCTGGCAATGCCAGCGATACAAGGAAAAACACAATGTTTAAATCGTTTAGCTGCGACTGGTTAAAGCTGGCGCTGGTACAGGTTTTGCGCTCCGGATGGAGCATTGTCATTCTCGTCGGTTTGTCGTTGTTCATCTGTAGTTTCACAGGCCGCCAGGCATTTATGGTCTGGTGGCTGGCGCTGTCCGGTGTGGTACTGGTCGGGTTCAGCATCTTTCTTGGCAATCTGCCTTACAGGCTTCTTAAACCGGAAATGCATATCAGCCGGCATGCCTGTTTCTGGTCGTGGGTTGTCTGGGGCGTTGGGTTCGTTCTTATCTGCCTGAGTCCACTTTATGCCAGCCCGCTGTACCTGCTTTTCCTTGAACCACTCGGCGCAGCCACAGGATTTCTGTTTTGTCAGTGGGTCGCATGTAAGGGGCTGCTTGTATGGATCCAGTAACCCTGACCACCATTGCCTCCGTTCTGATGAAGGCCGGACCGTCGTTACTGCGTACCGTGGGCGGCTGGTTCGGTGGTGACACCGCCAGAACGGCAGATTCTGTGGCGGGGATCGTTGAGAACGTCAACAGCGTCATCAACCCGCAGGACCAGCAGCGGGTGCTTGAGCAGAAACTGGCGGCGCTGCCGCCAGAACAGTTCGTCCAGCTTCAGTCCCTGAAAGTCCAGATTGAGCAATTCCAGCTTGAGCGGGACAAAGCCGTACTGGCTGACCGTCAGGCTGCTCACCATGAACAGCAGGAAACCATCCGGAACGGGGACAACGCCACGGATGAATATGTCCGTCAGACCAGACCGCTGATGGCCAGGCTGTCGCTCTACAGCAGTATTGCGTATGTGATGCTGATGTCAGTGGGTCAGCAGGCTGGCGCGGTATCCGGTGCTTTTGGTCATGCCTTCTCCATGCCATCACCGGACTGGGATATCGCGCTCATGCTGGCGACACCGGCGCTAGGGTATCTCGGTTTTCGTACCCTTGACGGGTTCGCCCGGTACAGCAAATCCAGCAAACACAAAACGATGGCGGCGGGTAGATGACGGATGAACTGGACAAGGCCAGCGGCCTTGAGATGGCAGACCGTGAACGGGCATTAAATGCTCAGTTAAACAGGGTTAAAGAATCTCCTGACACGCCAGGTCACTGCAACGACTGTGGTGACGAAATTGACCCGAAACGACTGGCGGCCATGCCGGATGCCGTGACCTGCATTGACTGCCAGACACTCAGGGAGACGGCATAAATGGAATGGGAAACCGTAAGAAGTAACTGGGCTGTCATCTGGGCCGGACTGATGTCCGGTATCAATATTATCCACCTGCTGCTGGTGAAAACCTATGCCCGCCGGGAAGAGATGGAGAAAGTTAACAGCCGGATGAGTGCACTTGAAAAGGCCATCGACGGGATGCCGTCACGACAGGAACTCCACCAGTTGCAACTGGATATGAGCAACCTGCGCGGCGAAATACGGGAGTTCTCCGGAATGCTCCGGCAGGCCACACGTATCAGCGATCTGTTGCTGGAAAACGAACTGAAGGAAAAAAATTAAGAGGCTATGAGCATGCAAGAAATCCTCAACAGCGACCAGCGTCTGGTCATTCTGCGCTCACTGGTGGAGTGCGGAGACAGTGCAAACGAATCCATTCTACAGACCTGCCTCCAGACCTACGGCCACCGGGTTTCCCGTGATACCGTCCGCACCCTCCTTGCGTGGCTACGTGAACAGGGACTCGTCACCCTGTCAGATGTCTCCGGGTGTTATGTTGCCGGCATCACCGGACGCGGTGAAGACGTGGCCTTCGGGCTTGCGACGGTCCCCGGCGTCAAAAAACCACGTGCGCGGGAGTGACTATGGAACGGGCCAGAATACTACAAATGTTAATGACCTGCCGCCAGCAGGCGGAACAGTTGCGCCGCCTGTCAGGTCTGGCGGAGCGTCGGGAATCCGGTGAAATCAGCATGTCAGCAAATACGATTTTTCAGGCCGCTGTGGTCATTGAATCCCTTATCAGTGCAAATGAAAAAGCACTGGAAGGCATTGCCCGGCTGGACCGTTCTGAAACCCAGCTTATCGGAGAGCGCGATCAGGTCATCGCCGCACTGGACAGCATGTATGAGGCTGTAACCGGTGCGCCCCCGGAGTGGAGCAGCGCATTTGGTTTTACGGATGCGATTAACGATGTGACAGAGCGTATTTTTGAACTGGAGAACATCCGTCATGACTAAAACCCTTAAGCCACTGAGCAGCAGCCAGCGCGACATCATCCGGAAAATGGCCGCCATTCTCGTCTGTGTAGAAATTGAAGTCAGAGCCATTGCACCGCAGTTTGAAAAATCGACGGGTAAAAAATACAACTCCGAATCCGCTGATTCGTATCTGAACACTTTCCTCAACAGCAACCCGGAATACAAACGCGTCTGGAAGCTACTGCTGAAAGACAAATCCAGCGTTGAACGTGACTTCCTTGAACGTATGAGGAGGGAGAATGGCAAGTGAACGCCAGACACGTGGACGACCTTCAAAGATTGATTTGCTCCCGGAGGCGGTCCGGGAGCAACTGCATCAGATGCTGCGCGACAAACGACATACCCAGGAAGAAATCCGCGAAGCGATTAACGAGCTGATCAACGAATATAACCTTCCGGAGGACATGCAAATCAGCCGTACCGGTCTGAACCGCTACGCCAGCCGCATGGAAACGATGGGGTCAAAGATTCGCGCTTCCCGTGAGATGGCTGAAATATGGGCCTCAAAACTTGGCTCAGCGCCGACGTCTGACGTCGGGAAGTTACTGCTGGAGTTTGTTAAAACACTGGCCTTTGAAACCTCAATGGACATGGCTGACAGCGGTAAGAGCGTCGAGCCAAAAGCGCTGGGTCAGCTTGCGCTTGTCGCCCAGCGACTGGAAGCCGCTGCGATGGCTAGTCACAAACGCGAGAAAGAGATCCAGCAGGAGTTTGCGAAAAAAGCCGCTGCGGCCGCAGAGACCATAACCCGTTCTGCCGGACTGTCTGCTGAGACGGCGGCTGATATCAAACGCCAGATTCTGGGGATTGCAGAATGACAACGATGACGCCGGACAGAACACTCACCAGTCAGTCCGCTGCGGCTATCCTGTCGGGCGAGTTCGACAAAAGCCAGCTACTGCTTCCCTACCAGAAGCGGTGGATTGCTGACGCCTCTCAACTGAAGATTGCTGAGAAGTCGCGTCGTACCGGTCTGACCTGGGCGGAAGCGGCTGACGCGGCCCTCAACGGCTCAATGTCGGTGGAGGCTGGCGGGTGCGACACGTTCTACGTCGGTACAACGAAAGACATGGCCCGTGAGTTTATTGATGCCTGTGCCATGTGGGCGAAAGCCTATGACCGCGCCGCGTCTGGCATTGGTGAAGAAGTGCTGAAGGATGAAGACAAAGACATCCTGGTCTATGTCATCCAGTTCGCCAGTGGCTATAAAATCAAGGCGCTGTCGTCTAACCCGTCGAACCTGCGTGGTATGCAGGGTAACGTCATCATTGACGAGGCAGCATTCCAGGCTGACCTTGCAGCGGTACTCAAGGCGGCGCTGGCGCTGACAATGTGGGGGAATAATGTTCGCCTTATTTCCACCCACAACGGTATTGATAACCTGTTTAACACCATCATCACCGATAGCCGGGCCGGGAAAAAACGCTACTCTGTCCATCACGTCGATATTGAAACGGCCATTGCTGAGGGGCTGTATCAGCGCATCTGTCAGGTCACAAAAAAAGTCTGGTCTGTGGAAGCCGAAGCGGAATGGCTGGCTAACCTGCTGAGCGACACGGCTACAGAGGAAGATGCCCGCGAGGAATACTACTGCGAGCCGAAGAACGGCGGTGGCGTCTATATCGCACGTTCCCTGCGCGAACGCGCGGCCAGAGGTCCGACCGTTGTCCTGTGCTTCACCGGTACGGCTGATTTTAACGCGATGCCGGACGGGCTGCGCCGTGTGGACATGCAGGAATGGCTGGAGACGGTCGTACTTCCCGAACTGGAGAAACTGCCGCAGAACCTGCGCCACTGTCTGGGGGAAGACTTTGCGCGTAATGGTGACCTGACCGTGTTTGCGCCGGTGACAGTCAACGATGACACGACGCGCAACGTCCCGTTTCTGGTGGAACTCAGCAATGTGCCATTTAAACAGCAGGAACAGGCGCTGTTTTATATCTGTGACAGGCTTCCCCGCCGCGACGGCATCAAGCTCGATGCGCGGGGTAACGGTCAGTATCTGGCAGAACAGGCGGCGGAAAAATACGGTGATGAAGTTGAGCAGGTGCAGCTTTCCGTCAAATACTACCGGGAAAACATGCCACGGTTCCGTGCGGCATTCGAAGACAATGAGCTGGTACTGCCAAAGCATGAAGATGTGATCACCGACCTCGGCGCTATTCAGCTTTATCGCGGCGTACCGGGCATTGATGATGCACGAACTACCGGCACTGATGGCCGCAAGCGTCACGGTGACTCCGCTATCGCTATTTTTCTCGGTTTCCTCGCCAGTCGCGAGGACTGCCGGCGTTATGAAGTCCACAAGTTAAAGAAACCTTCCCGCCCCGATGAGCGTAATGAACACCGTCAGGTCCGCATCACACGGGGTCTTAAAAATCAGCGGGGATTACTCTGATGTTTAAACAACTAACCGGAGCCGTTCGCCGGCTGTTCAGTCCTGCCACGGGGGAAGTTGTCACCGTGAACAAGGACGAGCTTAAGCAGACACAATCCGCAGCGGCGGTAATGAGTGTACGTTCCCCCTCGGCAGGTATCAGCGTTGCCAGTACGCTGAGTCCCGGCAGGCTTGCGGGGATCTTACGTAATGCAGCCGATGGTCATGCCCGTGATTTCTTCATTATGGCGGAGGAACTGGAGGAACGTGACCTCCACTACGCCAGCGTTTTACGTACACGCAAGCTGACGGTTTCTGGGATTGAACCTTCAGTGGAGGCCGGGAGCGATTCCCCGCGGGATGTGGAAATCGCAGATGATATCCGTAACCTCATGGCGCAACCGCAGGTTCCCGAACTGCTGTTCGATTTGCTGGACGGGCTTGGTAAAGGCGTTGGTGTCTGCGAAATCCTCTGGAATACCAGCACCACACTCTGGAAACCCCGCGATTATGAATGGGTAGATCCACGTTTTCTGAAACCTGACCGGGAAACGCTGCGTGATTTCAGACTACTGACGGACAGGAACCCCATCGATGGTGAGCCATTGTCACCGGGGAAATTTATCGTCCATAAGCCCCGCCTGAAATCCGGTCTGCCCTTGCGTAACGGTCTGGCGCGTCTGGTGGCCGTCATGTATATGCTCAAGTCCTACACAGTCCGGGACTGGTGGGCGTTTGCTGAAAAATTTGGCATCCCGATTGTGGTGGGTAAATACGGCAACAACGCCAGCCCGGAACAAATCCAGACATTGCTGGATGCGATTGCATCACTGGCATCAGATGCCGGCTGCGCAATCCCCGACTCGATGAAACTGGAGATGCAGGAAGCGGCGAGCCGTAACAGCGGTGGCACTCTCTTTAAAGAGATGGCCGAATGGTGTGACGCGCAGATTAGTAAGGCCGTACTGGGGCAGACCATGACCACGGATGACGGCAGTTCACGTGCTCAGGCGGAAGTCCACAATGGTGTGCGTATGGACATCGCCAAATGGGATGCCTGGCAGTTATCCAACACGCTGTCTGAATTCCTTGTTCGTCCCTATGTGGATATGAATTACGGGCCACAGGAGCATTACCCCCGCGTCGTTCTGCGCATCAGCAAACCGGAAGACCTTAAGGTTCTGGTGGATGCACTGTCGCCGCTGATTGACCGGGGGATGGAAGTTCAGATGTCAGAGATCCGTGACAAATTCGGGCTGTCTGAACCGGAGAAAGGCGCAAAAATTCTGACACCAACGGCGCAAATGACTAACCCACTACCGGCCATGAACCGTGAGCAGACCGCGCTTAACCGCAGCCAGCCTGACGTTCTTGATATGATGGTGGATGAAGCGATGAATGACTGGCAGCGTACCGGCGATGCGTTCACCAGTCCGGTGCTTGAGCTGGCAAAGAAATCTGACAGCTTTGAATCTTTTCTTGCTGGCCTGCCGGCGCTTCAGAAAGAACTTGATGCTGATGAGTTTGCGACGCAGCTGGCGATGCTCTGTTTTAAAGCCCGGTCGCTGGGAGATGTAAACGATGGCTAAGCCGGTCAGCGATAAATACAGCATTATTCCCCAGGAAGCACTGGCCTGGCTGAAGGCGAAAAAGCTGAAGCCGGGATTTGATTACCGCGATGTCTGGATGGAAGAACACAGCATCGGCTTTACTGTGGCAAAAATGACGCAGCTTGATTTGCTGGCGGACGTTCGCCAGCTCGTGGAAGACGCACTGGAGAGCGGCCAGACCTTTGAGCAGTTTCGCGAGGTTCTTAAACCTCTCCTCGTCAAACGTGGATGGTGGGGACAGCAACTGATGGATGACCCCCTGACCGGTGAAACCCGTACTGTCCAGCTCGGCAGTGACCGCCGGATGCGCGTTATCTATGACACTAATATGCGAACCGCCCGCGCAGCGGGACAATGGCAGCGTATTGAACGGACCCAACGGGCAATGCCTTATCTTGTCTACACCGTCGGCCCCTCACGTGAGCACCGTGCAGAACATCTGCGCTGGAAGGACGTCTGCCTGCCGGTGGACCATCCCTTCTGGCGAACACACATGGGGCCGAACGGCTGGGGCTGCAAATGCGGTGCACGGCAAGTCAGCCGGTATGAGTATGAACAGATGAAGGCCAACGGCACTATCAACACGGAAGCCCCTGAAGTCCGCACGGTCAGGTGGGTTAATAAACGCACCGGCGAAGAAGAGACCATTCCGGAGGGGATTGATCCCGGCTGGGCGTACAACCCCGGAATCTCCCGCAGTCACGAGCTGGATGAACAGCTACGCAGAAAACAGGACGCGTTTGACAGTCATTCGCCACAAAGATAAAAACCATCCCACAACGCGCGTGGCGGCATTAACGATTATCGCGTCATGATGCCACGTGAAAAAATCGTTAAACGCGCCACAGCGTTTTTAAACGTGTTTTAAACGCGGTTTCATGCCGCGTTTACAGTGAAGCCGGTTAATCCACCTGCATCCCCGTTTCCCCCCACACTGTCCGGAAGTAAACAACGTGACCGGACAACACCATGAACCCGAACAATACGGAACTGCTGGCGCTCTGCTTTCAGCTTCCTGACCTTACCGATGATGCATTGCCTGAATGGCTGCCGATGATACCGGCGGGAACCTTTACAGGGCGTGATGGCCGTTCATGGGTGAACAACAATCCTGAAGCCATCATTCGTGCCTCGATGGCTTATCCAAAGCTCCCGTTTGATATCGAGCACTCCACCGAACTGAAAGGCCCGAAAGGCGATGAAGCCCCGGCTTATGGCTGGATTGACGGCTATCGCGTCAGTGATGGCGTGGTGGAGGCGCACGTTGAATGGACTGATGACGGCGTGGCGCAGCTGCGCGGCAAGAAGTACCTCTATTACAGTCCGGCCTTTCGGTTCACTGCAGACGGTCAGGTCACCCGCCTGTCCAGCGCCGCGCTGACCAACAAACCCAACCTTGATTTACCCGCACTCAACTCTGAGGAAAACACGATGACCGTACCTGTCCAGATTGTGACAGTGCTTGGCCTCGCGGCCACTGCCACAGCAGACGACGCAGTAAAAGCCATTCAGCAGATTAAGACCGCCGAGCAGGTGGCGCTTAACCGCGCTGAGAATCCCGACCTGACGAAGTTCATTCCGGTTGAGACTCACCAGTTAGCACTTAACCGTGCGGAAAGCGCTGAAAGCAAACTCAATGAGATTGCCATCAAAGAATCAGAAGCACTGGTGGACAGCGCCATTGAGTCGGGGAAAGTCGCACCGGCCAACCGCGAAATGTATCTCGCCACCTGCCGCTCTGAAGAAGGCCGCAAGCAGTTTGTTGAATTCATGAAAGCGGCACCGGTCATTGTCAGCAAGACCACGACGACCAAAAAAGAAAGCACTGAAGGTCACGCCTCGCTTTCTGACGAAGACCTCGCGATGTGCCGCCATATGGGCATCAGCGAAGAAGAATTCCTTTCCGTTCGTAAGCAGGAGAAATAATTCATGCAGGTATCCGCAGAAGTGTTGCATGCCCTGACCACCGCACTGAGCGCCGCCTTTACCAAAGGTGTTGGTCGGGTCAATCCGCAGTATCGATCCATCGCCACGGTCATCCCCAGTTCCGGCGCGTCTAACACTTATGGCTGGGTTGAAGACTTCCCGACCATCAAAGAATGGATCGGGGCGCGTCAGCTGAAAGAACTGGCTCAGGCCGGGTATGTCATTACCAACAAGACCTGGGAAAACTCGGTCAAGGTCAAGCGCGAAAAAATCGAGGACGATCAGATTGGTCAGTATTCCGTGATTGCTGAGCAGCTTGGCCGCGATACCACGATTTTCCCGGACAAGCTGTCGTTTGAGTTGCTGTGCAAAGGCTTCGATACGCTGTGCTGGGACGGTCAGTATTTCTTCGATACCGATCACCCTGTTGGTACATCCACCAAATCGAACGTTGTGGGCGACCCGGCGACCGATACGGGTGAGCCGTGGTTCCTGATTGATGCAACGCATGCGCTGCTGCCCATCATTTACCAGGAGCGCCGTCCGTTTAACTTCATCGCCCTTGATGATCTCACCAGTGAGCGTGTGTTCCTTCAGAACGAATTCGCCTACGGGACCGATGGCCGCAGCAACGTTGGCTTTGGTTTCTGGCAGACCTGTGTGGGGTCAAAAGCAGCACTGAACAAAGCGAACTATGAAGCCGCTGTCTCCGCAATGATGGGTATCACGGACTCTAACGGCGAACCTCTGGGCATGAATCCGACATTGCTGGTCGTCGGTAAGAACAACCGTGGTGCGGCCAAGGCGCTGATTGAAGCGGTTACGGCTGATGGTGGTGGTTCAAACATCTATTACAAGGATGTTGACCTGCTGGTCTCACCTTACGTCAAAGCATGACGTCATTACGTAAAAAATCACGTAATGCCGGATTAAGGAGGGGTTAACCCTCCTTTAAACCCAACCTGAATGAGGTTTAAAAAGTGAGTGGAAAAGTTAATAAGTCAGCCGCTGGTAAGACCGGAACCACTTCGGAAAAGAAAGACGACAAAGCAACGAAGGATACGCCTGTCCCGGCGAAACCGGCACCGGTGGCACCAGTTATTACTGATGACAGTCAGGCATCACAACCGGCGGTTGCAGCTTCAGATGTCGCATCTGACCCGGAACCTGTACCCGGTGACAATGGAATAACGGTTATCCCGGCCACAGTCAGTCTTGTCACCATACCGGGTGAGAACACGGGTGATGACCTGAGAAAACATCTCTGGCAGGAGACGCTGGCACATGACCATTCAGAGGCTGTTCGCATTGCTGAAAATGTCGTGGTGCTGGAGGTCCGCGCCATTCCGGAAAACGGTTTTCGCCGGGCTGGCCGATTCTGGTCGCACGATACGGTGCATGTGTTTGTCAGCGATAACCCGGATGAACAGATTCTGGAAGATGCCGGTGGTAATCCGCTACAGGGGTGCGTGATCAGTACCGACACAGCCCTGCGTCTGAAGGCTGAAAAGATGCTGATTGTGACCGAACTGGCGACCGTTGCCGGGACTGAAGCCGACGTGGAGAGCAAATAATGGGCATCTACGTAACGCGTGAGGACCTGCTGGCAACCGATGGTGACCGCGTCTGGAACATGGCAATCAACAAAGAGACGCAGCAGCTCGACGAAGAAAAGATCCAGCGTGCGATTGATGACACTGATGCAGAAATTAATTCCTTTCTGGCAAAGCGTTATCAGTTGCCGCTGAACCTTCCGACCCTGCCGAGTCCGTTGCGCCGGGCGGCGGTTTCCATCGCGTTCTACTGGCTGTCTGAACGGGACCATCAGATCACCGATGAAATCCAGAAGCGTTACGACGAAGCCCTCCGCACCCTGCGTGAAATCGCCAACGGCACCCGTGACCTCGGTGTGCCGTCTGACACCCCGGTCCCTGAGACCGACACCGGAAAGCTGATCATCGTCAGTGAAAACCGTCGTCTGTTCACCCGTAACAACCTGAAAGGGGTGCTGTGATGGGAATTACTGTCGAGGTCAGAGGAGACCAGAAGTTTCAGGACATTCGCCGTGCGATTGAGCGACTGGCTGACCAGTCGCTGCAACAGGAGCTACTGGAGAGCATTGGCGCTGTGGTGGAGTCACAGACCCGCCGGCGCATCTCCAGCGAAAAATCCAGTCCTGCCGGCGAGAAATGGCAGGACTGGTCTGACAGCTACGCGAAAACCCGACACAGCAACCAGAGTCTGTTACAGGGCAACGGCGACCTGCTCGACAGTATCCAGTATGTGGTCAGCGGCTCTGTCGTTCGTGTGGGTACGCCGCTTGATTATGGCCGGACGCATAACGAGGGTTTTTCCGGCTCGGTGTCTGTGTCAGCCCATAAGCGCCTCATCTCACAGGCATTTGGTCGGGCGCTTAAACACGGGGTATGGCAAACCGTGGGGGCGCATAAACGTATGTTAAACATCCCGCAGCGTGAATTCCTCGGCCTGTCCTCCGGGAACAGTCAGGAACTGCTGCACGTCATCGGGGATTTCTGGAATGAGGTTCTGCAATGAGTGAGCGTCCGGCATTTGTCACCCTGGGCAGCACGGTCAGTGCCGCCGAGAATATTGTTAACTGGCTGAAAGCTGAACTTGAGGGTGAAAAACAACCAGACCGGGTTGAAAAGGTGGAACGTCACATCGGTCAGTTTAACACCCCGGAACAGGTCAAAAGCTATATGTCCGGGCGTGGCGGCAGTATCCGTATAGCAGCCTTGCGGGTCAGAAACATCCAGAACCGTCGCGGCATGACCGGCCTTGTGACCTGGGCGGCCTACATCATGATGGCTGATTTCTGGGGATACCCGCGCGATGCCCGCTGTGAGGTTATCGCCGGACACCTTGCCCGTCGTATCAGTTGTCGTGAAGCGGCTGCGGGCATGAAGGCTGAGCGTATGGCTGAGAACATCGCCGCTGAAAACCTCTGGTCGGGGGGCCTGGACAATCTCGGGATCACCATGTGGGCCGTTACATGGGAACAGGAATTCCGTCTTGATGATGAGATAGACCTGTCCACGCTGCCGGAATTCCTGCGACTGGGTGCAACCATTGTGGTGAACGGACAGCCGGTAAGTGATGAGCCGCAAATCATAAACGTAAGAGAAGGACAGACTGATGACAAAGAAAATGATTAAGCCATCACGGGCGGGCCTGCTCGTTCGTAAGGCTGATGATGGCAGTCACCTTGCCGCTGATGGCGAGACGCTGCCGGTCAATGCGTACTGGCTGCGCCGTGAAAAAGAAGGCGATGTGAATATCACTGAGCCACCGAAGTCCCGCACATCTAAAACCGATAAGGAGGCATGATGTCCATCGGTAATATTCCTGATGATATTCGTGTCCCGCTGGTCTGGATCGATATCGATAACTCTATGGCGATGAGTGCCGCGCCGGCACAGTCCCGAAAAATTCTGGTTGTGGGTCAGCAGCTCGCCAGCGCGACTGCTTTACCGTTGACGCTGAATCGTATTACTGGCGACAGCATGGCCGATGAACTCTATGGCCGTGGCTCCATGCTGGGTGAAATGGCAAAGATGGTCCGTAAGGCCAACAGCTACACCGAGATGTATGCGATGGGACTGGAGGATTTTGCCCAGGGCGCCGCAGCGAGTGCCACAGTCACGATGCTCGGCACCGCCACTCAGGCCGGTACGCTGGCACTGATGATCAATGGCGTGTCTGTCCAGGTCGGGGTCAGCATCGGTGATGAAGCGGCAACCATTGCCGGCAATATCATCACTGCGATTACCGCAAAGCCTGCCACTCAGGTCACCGCCACAGCAAAAGCTGATGCTGCTGCAACGGTAGTGCTGACCGTGAAGTGGACAGGTGTCACGGGAAATGACAGCGATGTGCGCCTGAACTATTACGCCGGAGAAAAAACACCTGCCGGCATCAGTGCAACACTGACTGCATTTTCGGGTGGCACGGGGACACCGGATATTCAGGCGGTTGTCGCTGCGCTGGGAGATGACTGGTACACGGATATCATCTTCCCATACCTCGATACCCAGAGCCTGAACACTATCCGTGACGAACTGCTGGAGCGCTGGGGACCGCTCAAAATGATGGAGGCTTTGCTGTGGTCTGCTTATCGCGGAACACATGCCCAGAGCGGTACATTCGGACATACCCGCAATGACTGGCTGATTTCCTGTATTGGCACCAACATCGCACCTGAACCATCATGGTTATGGGCCGCCAGCTACGGCGCAACGGCGGCATACGAGCTGGCCCTTGACCCGGCCCGCCCACTCCAGACGCTGGTGCTTAAAGATATCAAGCCGCCCGCTCGCGGTATCCGCTGGGATATGCCGGAGCGTAACCTGCTGCTGCATGACGGTATCGCCACGCACTTTGTTGATGCCGGAGATAACGTCTGTATTGAGCGCGAAATCACCATGTACCGCGTTAATCGCTTTGGCGATACGGACATTTCATACCTTGATGTGCAGTCGCCGGCAACGCTTGGCCGTATCCGCTATGTCATCAAAAACCGTTTCACCAGTCGCTACCCACGCCACAAGCTGGCGGGTGATGACGTGCTTGATTTGCTCGATGCCGGTCAGCCGGTTATGACGCCCAAAATCTGTCGGGCTGAGTTACTGGATATTGCGCTGACAGAGCTTATCCCGGCAGGTCTGGTGGAGGATTTCGAGGATTATAAAGACACGCTTGATGTCACCATCGACAGCAAAGATCCAAACCGTCTGAACTTTATCTGCCACCCGAATCTGGTGAATCAGTTGCGCGTTCTGGCCGGTATCATCCAGTACAAACTTTAAGGAGCCAGCATGGCAAATATTCTGGGTATGGCGGCGATTCGTATTAATGGCCGTGAAATCAAAACTGAAGGCAAATCCACCCTGAATCCGGGAGGCTATGCCCGCCAGCAACATATGGGCGGCGGTAAAGTCTGGGGTAATTCCCGCAAGATGGCGGCCCCCTCCATCAAGCTGACCATTGCTGCAGATCGCGATGTCGATGTGATTGAAATCAGTAACTGGGAGGACGTGACCGTCATGTTTTACGGTGACAACGGTCTCAACTACATGATGACCGGCGCGGCCACCGATAACCCGGCAGAACTGGACGAAGACGCGGGGACGGTCTCGGCTAACTTCATCGGCGTCAAGTGTGTGAAGGTGTAAGACATGGCTGAAATGACATTCACTCTGGTACATGGTCTGCGTACAGGCAAAGGCACTACCGACGAAATGCTTCACAAGGATGTGACGCTTCGCGAACTGACATCACGGGATGTTATCGAATCACAACTGGCCTCAGAGCGCGTCGTGCTTGGGGATAATGGCAAGGCGGTTGCCTACTGCTCTGAGGTCATGATGGGGCTGGAGATGATGCGCCGGCAGATTAAGAAGATTGGTGAAATCCCCGGCCCACTGGACATGAATCAAATTTATGCCCTGCATCCGGAAGATTTGAAGTTGCTGACTGAAAAGGGTCAGGCGATGGATGACATGCTGGGGGAGACTGCCGAACGGGGGCGACATGGTGCCGATGGCAGCGGCGCTCAATCTACTGCTGATTAACCTCTCTCAGCGTTTCGATGTTAACCGGCTTGAGCAACTGCCCCTGCGGCAGTTGCTTATTCAGGTCAGGCAACTGAGGAAGCAATATGACAAACCGCCTAAGCACTGAAATTCTGATTAACCTTGCCGGGAACCTGACGGCCAAAGCCCGCCAGTACGGCGCTAATATGAGCGAGTTTGCCAGCCGTAACCAGAAAGCAATGTCTGTTGTGAAGGCTGCGTCTGAATCTGCCGGACGTGGTCTGGATATGCTCAGTAATCGCTATACAACGATGATTGCCGGCCTTGCCAGCGGCGCAGCGCTGAGGGAATTTGCTAAAACAGATCGACAATTAACCGGTCTGGGTATTGCTGCCGGTAAAACTCGTGATGAGATGCGCAATATCTTTGATGGCATTCAGGAAACAGCCATCAAATTCCGGGTCGATGACTCGGAGGTGTTGGCGGCCCTGGAGAATGTCAACAAAACGACCGGTGATCTGGATTTTGGTATTCAGAATAAGGGCATGATAGCCGCCTCTATCGCTGCATCAGGTTCCGATGGAGAGCCGATTGGCGGACTGTTTTCTCAGTTCCCTAAATTTGGTCTTCAGACTGAAAAACAGACGCTTGCAGCTATGGACACGTTAAACCTTCTGGGCAAAGAAGGTGCATTTGAGCTGAAAGACATTGCAGAAAAAGGCGTCAGAGCCTTCTCTATGTACTCCGCTGCTGGCGGGAGTGGCGTTAAGGGAGTCAAAGACGTAGGCGTTGTACTGGAATCTGCCATTGATGCCACAGGCAACCGTGATACAGCAGCCACGGCGACTGAAAACCTTATTCGTGATCTGCAGTTGCCAAAGGTTGTTGACACTCTCAAGAAGAAAGCAGGAATTAACGTATATGGCAAAGATGGAAAAATGCGTTCTCTTCCAGAAATTCTGGCTGAAGTAGCGAAATCATCTGGTAGCAAAGGATCGCAAGAGCAGAATGAAAGACTACTGAAAGCCGGTTTTAACCAGGACAGTATTTTACTTATCAGCAGTGTCACCTCTGGTAAAGGAGCAGAAAACCTCAAGCGATACCAGTCAGTAGTCGGAGATGGTACAGGCATCATGAAAGATGCTGAATATGCGGCGAAAGATTTTACTTCGGCGCTGACCAGCCTGAATGTTACCTGGAAGAAATTTTCTAACAGCAATCTTGCCGGACCGGTACAGGAACTGGCTGATGCCATCAATTCAGTAGATCAAAAGACGGTTCAGAACTGGCTTGAAGTCGGCAAGAAAATTGCCATTGCGACTGCCGGAGTCATTGCAGCACGTAAAGCATTTAAAATCGGTAAAGGTGCATGGGATTTTCTCCAGCCAGAAAAAGGAGGAAAAGGCATACCTAAAGGCGTCTCAGATGTTTTTGGCTCCGGTGTTATGCCCGTTTATGTCGTGAACATGGGCAAAGGTGGAATGGGTGGTCCTGGTGATTTAATTCCCGATGGAAAAGAACCTCGTAAACCCAATGGCCCAGGACGTCTTAGTGTTCCTGGAGGGATGATCGGAACATCTCTAATGATGGCCACAATTCCCTATCTTGATGATGATTCTTCACTGACCGATGACGACAAAGCTGGCATGGTTCAGTGGGCAAAGGATCGTGCTAAACGCAAAGCGAATGAGAAACCGGTTATTGACCCGCGCCCGTGGGCATCAATGACACCGGCAACGCCGTTTATCCCTGCGTCTGAAAATCCCCCGGCAGACAGACCGCGCCCTGAAACGAGTGACCATTCTTTGTTTGGTGTCATCGTTGATTTTCTGCGGGGCACTAACGCCGCAATAGAGAACAAAAATGCGCTTGATAAATCAGCACAGCCATCCGTTCCTCTGGCCCCGACAGTGAAAGAGATACAGGGTGAAATTCGTGTGATCCTTGAGGGGAATGGTCGCGTTAAAAATGTCTCCATGAACCAGTCTGATATAAAACTCAGCGCTTCTGCTGGCGTGAGCAGCGTGGGACAAGGCTAATGGGAAAAACACGATGGGAAGACCTACGAGATGCTTCATTTCGGGGCGTATCCTTCTATCTGGTCGATAACGAAGGCACCAGTGGACGCCGTGCAATCCCCCGAGCCTACCCTAAAAAAGAAGTGGGCTGGACCGAGGATAACGGTGCTGTTCTGACCCAACAGCAAATCAACGGCAAGCTGATTGGCAAGGACTACCAGAGCCAACTGGAGGCGCTTCTGCACGTTCTGAACATGCCGGGACCTGGTGAACTAATCCATCCGTGGTTCGGCATTGAGAAAGTTCAGGTCGGCAAGGTGACGCACCGTCTGAGCACTGAGGAAGGCGGCATTGCCTATATCTCTTTTGAGGTATATGAGGCGGGTGAACGCCTGTTCCCTGCGCCGACAGAAAACACCAGCCTGACGGTACTCAGCGCAGCGGATAAGGTTAAAGCTGCCCTGGCTAATGGTGATGTCTTTGCCCTGCTGGATGGTCTTGGTGAGATGGCTGATACGTGGATGGACGACATGGAGAATCTGGTGGTGGGTGTGCTGACGCTACCCTCCGCGATCACAGAATGGACTGACCGCCTCGGACGCTTTCGCGGACTGATTGAGCTGGCCGTCGCGAAACCCGCCGGGTTTATCAATGATGTTCTGACCCTTGTCAGCGGTGTACGCGATACCGTGACCGAACCTTTGTGGTCAATGCGGGTTTATGATCAGCTCCGTAGCCGGTGGCAGGGAGAACAGTTTTCCGGTTCTTCATCTTCGCCGTGGTCGTCGCCGGCTTCGTCAACAAATACAAGTGACCGCGCGACAGCCGCTGCACTCCACCAGTTGCCCAAATACATGTCAGTCACACCAGGTTCAGTGACTGACGGAAAGTATGGTTTTGCCAGCAGCCTTCCGGACGTTGTCCCTGAGCTGACCGATGCCATGCAGGACAACATCACTCATTTCCGTCAGTTGATTGTCGTTGCCAGCCTAATTGGACAGGCAGAGACCGTTGCCAGCACTGAGTTCAGAAGCAGTGAGGAAGCCATAAGTGCGGGTGACACGCTGGCTGAGCAACTGAATGAACAGGCTGTGTACGCCGTAGAAAACGGTCAGCGGGATTTGTGGCATGCCCTGCGTGAGCTGCGCTTTGCCGTCGTCAATGACGTGCGGGTCAGAAGCGCTCAGCTACCACAGACACGAACGGTCATTCTGACCACAACGTCCCCGGTATCTCTGATTGCATGGCGTGAAACCGGTAATACCGAGAACCGTGACGCCATCGCGTCAAGGAACCGATTGAAAGACCCGGCGTTCGTTCTTCCGGGTAAACCTGTCGAGGTAACAGATTGATGGAAATGGTTGTGCTTGAGGTTGACGGCCAGCAGTGGGACGGATGGACAGAGATGTCCATCACTTCCTCACTGGAGGCTGTTGCCGGCGAATTTGATCTCACTGTCACCACACAATGGTCAGAAGCATCACCGCGCGTGATTAAGCAGGGCATGCCCTGCATCGTCAGGCTGGGAAAAGATACGGTTCTGACGGGGTATATTGATGATTTCATTCCCAGCTATGACGCAGAAAACATGAGTATTCGCGTTATGGGGCGGGATAAAACCGGCGATCTCGTTGACAGCTCAGTGGTGCATAAATCCGGCCAGTGGAAAGGTGTTCGACTGGAGCAACTGGCAGTGGAAATCTGCAAACCCTATGGCATCAGTGTTATCAGTGAAACTGACACTGGTGAAACCTTCGGTAGCGTGGTGCTTGAACAGGGAGAGACCGCCTTCGATCTTCTTGACCGCCTGGCTAAACAACGCGGCGTTCTGCTGACTGCTGATGGTCTGGGTAATCTGATCATCACCCGTGCATCAACAAAGCGTGCCGGCGTTCCTCTGATTTTCGGGACCAATATTCTTGCAGCTCGCGGCCGGTTCAGCTGGCGTGAGAGAAACAGCCAGTACATCGTGAAAGGCACCTCCAGTGCGGGTGGGAGCACGTGGGACGATCAGCCAGTCAAAGTGATTGGAGGACGTCAGACCATCGTTGATGATGGTGATATCAACCGTTACCGCCCGAAAATTCTGGTCAATGAAGACAGCCTGACCGTCGGAGGCGCAAGTACACGCGGTGAATGGTACAAAGCGCGGATGATGGGCGAAGCCAACAGCACCGAAATTACACTGGCAGGATGGCGAGAGAATGGCGATGAAGGCCCGTTATGGCAGAAAAACAGGCGCGTTGATATTGATGACCCGGTACAGAACCTGAAGGACTCATGGCTGATTAAAACCGTCACGTTTACTGAAGGTGATAACGGACGTCTCTGCGTTCTGACGCTGGTTCCCCCTGAGTCGATGGATATGCCTGAAACCAGTGCGAAAAAAGCAGGCAAGAAAGGCAAGAGATCAAAGGCAAAAACGGAGGAAACATGGGACTGAATCCGGCAAATATCGGTCGCATACTTGAAGGTATTGGACGCCGGCTGCGATTGCTCGTTGACAGGGCCGTTGTTCGTATCGTTACAGACAGTCTCGGGCGTCAGAACCTCCAGATCCAGTCTCTGGCGGATTCCACCAATGATGATGTTGAACGTTTCCAGAACTACGGCCTGACGTCTGTGCCGCCAGTCGGTTCAGAAGCACTCATTCTGGCAGTGGGGGGACGCCGGGAAGGTCTGGTGGCAATCGCTGTTGAAGACAAGCGCTGTCGTCCAAAAGGTCTGGAAAATGGAGAGGTCAGGTTATATCACGGTGATGGTCAGTCTTATATCACCCTGAAAAAAGGTGGTCTTATCGACGTTAAAGGGAAATCGGTTAATTATGATGCCAGCGAATTGTTTGCGATAAATACAAAATTATTAAAAGTTAACGGCCCATCTGAATTTTCAAAGGATATTCAGGTCGCCGGAAAATCTGTTCTTGAGCATTTCCATATTGACGGGGATGGCAAAAAAACATCGGAGATGAAATGACAATTGGTATCAGCTGGAATAATCAGCTATCCAGAGGTGAACTGACCATTAACCATGATGGTTTATCGCGTGATGAAGGACTGGTCACTCTGGTTCTGATTTGTCTTTTCACCGACGTCCGTGCTGATACTGATGACATTATTCCTGATAGCTCATCGGACCCGCGAGGCTGGCCCGGCGACACCTTCAGTGATTACCCGTGGGGATCGAAACTCTGGTTGCTGGATCGCGAGAAGCTGACGGAATCCGTCAGAATGCGGGTGGAAGATTATGCACTGCTTTCTATGCAACCGCTTTTACGGTCTGGTTATGCGCGTAATGCAGCAGTCACAGCCACTATAAGCGGCAATGACCGAATTAATTTTATTGTCATTTTAACCCGCCCGGATAAAACGACGCTCCGGATTGAAATAAGTAAACGCTGGGAGTTCACTGCTAATGCCTTATAACGTTCCCGCGCTACGCAAGCTTATTACTGACGGCGAAAAAGATATTGCCTTTGAACTGGGGCTGCAAAAACTTCCGCCAGTAGGCGTTGAGAAAGCTCTAAATACCTCATTCAGCAATCAGGTTCGTGATTTATACGACCATCAGAGCTGGATTAAAGACCAGATTATTCCGTCCGTTAAATCTGATGATGAAACCATCATTGAGACTGCGGCCAGCGAAGGCGTCATCAGAAAACAGGCCACGTTTGCTACGGGACCGGCTGTATTTAAAGGGAATACACCTCTGCCGGATGATACGGAGATGCAAACCGCTACCGGTATTGTTTATGCCGTGACGACTTCCGGCGTTCCTGTAGATGGGGTCATGACTGTAACCATTCAGGCCAGCGATGCCGGCGCGTCAGGAAACCTTCCGGAAGGTGAAAGCCTGACCCTGATGTCCCCCGTTCCCGGCGTGGAGAGCATTGGTTTAACGGGAACGGGCGGCATCATCGGTGGTGCAGATATTGAGCCAGTTCCAGAATTGCTTGACCGGCTTTTATTCCGTAAACGCAATCCCCCTGTTGGTGGGGCTGTGCATGACTATGTCATCTGGGCACGAGAAATGGCTGGTGTCAGTCGGGCGTGGGCATTTGATGCCTGGCATGGCCCCTGCACAATCGGACTGGCATGGGTTTATGACGATCGTTCAGTGATTACCCCCGGATATCAGGACCGGAAAAATATGGAAGATTACCTTTTCCGTCATACCGACCCGGCGACTGGCGTATGGGTTGGTAAACCTGGAGGAATAGAAGTCTGGCCCGTTGAACTGGTGCTCCGTCCCGTCAATATGGTTATCGACATAACACCGGATACGTCTGCCACGCGTAAAGCTGTCCAGTCCCGCCTGTTGACGCTTCAGAAGACGCTACAACCAGGACAAACGTTACCCATTTCAGCGATTCGTACTGCTATCGGCACCGCATCTGGCGTGACGGATTACAAGCTGAATCTGACCGCTGACATTCCCTGTGCTCAGAATGAACTTATCACTATCGGAGTGCTGACATGGCCCACAGTGTAGATGAATGGCTGGGCGCTTTATGGCAGGTCATGCCACGTGGCAAAGCGTGGTCACGCGATGAGGATGGTGATTTAAACCTTTTTTTACGGGCGTTAGCCAGACGTTTAAGTCAGACGGAATTTGATGCAGAAAACCTGCTACCGGAGATGCGGCCAGAAACAACATTTATGCTGCTGGAAGAATGGGAGGAATACCTTGAACTGCCGGAGTGTGGGCAGTTAAGCGGTACTGTAGAAGACCGACGTCGTGCTGTCGTGGAGAAGTATCACCGCAAAGGTGGCCTTTCCCCGTGGCAGATTGAAGCGGTGGCTGCCGCGCTTGGATTTACTATCCGGGTAACTGTCATTCTGCCTCACCACTGCATGCGTAGCTGCATGTATCCCCTTTATCCAGCCCGTTATCGCTGGACGTTACAGATTGATGTGATCGGTATAAGCGGCGGACGTTTTACCTGTATCGATAACGTCATGACACCGCTTCTGAGTGAACGGGCAAGAGAACTGGAGTGTGTGCTGACAAAATACCGTCTCGGTGGCACAGCATACGAATATTTTTATTCTTCAGGAGATAACTGATGTATCACGTAGATAATTCGACCGGTGTTCCGGTTATGCCACAACCGTCTCCTGTCACCAGTGAGACAGAGCTTTTTTTTACCGAAGGTGGAAACGGTGTTCCCCCGACGTTCCCCGGTCCTGACTGGTTTAATATCATTCAAAGTGAGCTAATTAATATTCTCAGAGCTGCGGGGCTTGATCCTGACAAGATGGACAATACGCAGATTCTGGCCGCTCTCAAAAAGCTGTTTCTGAGTCGCTCCAATCCATTTGGCGACATTAAAGCAGATGGTGCGGCGGCAATCGCGACGGCTCTCTCAAACCTTCATTTGGAAGAAACGGTAAAACAGGCCGCAGGAGCGATGCAGAAAAGTGCAAACGGGGGTGATATTCAGAATGTGGCTGCTTTCAGGAATGCCCTGCAACTTGGCTCGGCTGCACTGGCCTCTATGGGGGTGGGAAAAAATCAGGTATTGAGTGCCTCAGATTTCTCTTTCTTCGCCGGTGGAAATGGCTATTTGTATATTCCCTGTCTCGCAACCACAGATAATCCGGTAAAAATAATGCTGCAGTGGGGAACCATTCAGACTCGCGGCGGAGAGGACACAGCCTACAACCTGCCTTATGCATTTCCAACCGCAGGCCTGTGGGCAATGGGATGCAGGGCGACATCGGGCTACAGCCAGTCAATGAACGTCAGGATAGCTAATCGCTCTCAAATCAGTATCCAAAACTGGGCACCAGCCGGTGCTGTGGAAGATTGCTGTTTCTTCGCTGTGGGGTATTTATGAATAAATTTTATCAGGGTGTTTTTTATCCGGAAGCACTTAAAGATGCATATGTTTCTGCCGGAGCGTGGCCGGAGCATGCCGCAGATGTGAACGATGAGGTAATGGCTGTTTATAGCCAGCACCCACCGGAGGGGAAAATGCTCGGAACGGATGATAATGGTTATCCTGTGTGGGTTGACATTCCCTCCCTGTCACCTGAAGAACGGGTTGCCCGGGCTGAGCAAACGCGACGTGATTTACGTACGCGGGCGGATTCTGAAATAGCCTGGCGACAGGATGCGGTTGACGCGGATATCGCGACGGATGAGGAAACCGCCGCGTTGTCTGAGTGGAAGAAGTACCGGGTACTGTTAATGCGGGTTGATACGTCAAAACCTGACTGGCCTACGCCTCCGGTGGAACAGGCCAGTTAACATGCTCAGGGTTGGTTGTCACATCAACCGCCTTAACTTTGTTTTTATAAGCCAGCCATGCCGACAGTTTCGCTCTGTTGGCGTCGCTGATTTCACCCAGCATCAGTTCCGTTCGCCAGTCGAGCATTACCGCGTCAGCATGAGTCAGTAGTTTCTGACGGTAGTTCTCCGCGAGCTGAACTAACTCTCCATGGCTGGGCGGTGGAATATCAACCCAGCAAGGGCGACCATCAACAGAACTGAGTTGCTTCCCGTCAGGTGGTGTTTGCTTCCAGTAAGACACCGCCTCATCCTCACTGAGGAGAACAGCATCATCAGGCCAGGTCTCCTCATTGTAGGTTCCGTCATCTTTCCATGCCGCGGGAATAAAAGTGAGTTTTTTCGCTGAAAAATATACCTGTTCCATAGCGATACCCTTATCGGCCAAGAATTACATAACGTAACGGTGCGCCTACTGCTGGAACGTTTGTATGCGCGTAAGAGGCGAACACTTGTATTTGTGTTGGGGTGGTTGACACAACCGTCATAGTAATATTGTTCCGTGAGTCGTTGTAATACGCCGGAGATGGCACTACCAGTGGACCGACTGGAAATTTAATGGGGAGATTTGCGCTGCAAAGTCCGTTAGCGTCAGCTGTCGACATTATCCCCCACTGGATAATCAGTCCCCCGGGAACGTCAGGTATGCGGATAAAGTCGCTCATTGAAAATGAGCGTTTGCTGAACAGACTCATCACCGCCGCGACCGATGGCAGTAAATTTGTAGCAGTCCCGTCCTGCATCTGCTGATTCGTTGCCACCCCCTGTTTTGCCGCTTCTCCCAATTGAACGTTTCCGATAATGATCCTTAGTCGCTCAAATGGCATTATTCCCGCCATTTAAAGTGAGTTTAACCATGCTTATTGGCTATGTACGTGTATCAACAAATGACCAGAACACAGCATTACAGCGTAATGCGCTGGAATGTGCAGGATGTGAGCTGATTTTTGAAGACAAGATAAGCGGCAGAACCTCAGACAGACCTGGACTTAAACGAGTACTCAGAACGCTATCTGAAGGTGACACCCTTGTGGTCTGGAAGCTTGATCGCCTCGGACGCAGCATGCGTCATCTGGTTGGACTGGTGGAAGAACTACGCGAGCGAGGTATCAACTTTAAAAGTCTGACTGACAGCATAGATACTTCATCGCCAATGGGGCGCTTCTTCTTTCATGTTATGGGGGCATTGGCCGAGATGGAACGTGAACTGATTGTTGAACGTACACGTGCAGGTTTGGCTGCTGCGCGAGCTGAGGGGCGCGTGGGAGGTCGAAGACCTAAGTTAACACCTGAACAGTGGGCGCAGGTTGGAAGATTGTTAGCGGCTGGCGAAACTCGTCAGAGGGTGGCCCTAATTTATGACGTCGGAATCTCAACCCTGTACAAACGATTCCCAGCATCTGACATATAAATCACGATCACAAACGCGATCCAATGTTAGTTGTCAATGTGTCGCGTTTTGATTGGCGCGCGACAGCGATAATGTCGGCAGGATGCCAGTCAGACTTCATCATGCTTTGATCTCCACACCGTCGATAAACTTCACGCCGCCGGCAGTACGCAGCCAGCGCGGTGCCTTCATTTCTGCAGAGAAGTAGTTAATCAGGTCGTACAACAGCCAGCTAAGGTACTTCTCCGTTTCTGAAGCAAATCCCAGCCCCGACAGGGTTTGCGTGATAGCAAGGCAGTAACGACAAAGCTCAGTACATTCAGGCTCGAAACGGGGAGTAGTCGCAGGGAGAGTGTCAACGGTCAGGCTTTCAACCAGATGGGGAGGCACTGGTTCTAACAGTGTGGGTTGCAACAGCGTCAGACAGGCGTTGAGTCTGCCGCAAAGCGCCATTTTCAACGCGGGATCGTTGCTTTCAATCAGGGTTTCGGCAAAGTTTCCACAGTGATCGGCCAGTACGGTGAAATCCGTGGTGGTATTAAAGGGAACAGCAAGCAGCGGATGTGTTTGAATAGGGATCGTAGCCATGGTGGCAACCTCCAGTATGTAGTTTGAAAACCACCACCAGAGGTTCCAATCTCATGGGTGGTGGACTGAACGGGGTTGGAACTACCGGCCATACTGGAACCGGCGCACCTTACGGTGCCCCCGCCCAGCCCACCATAATTTTGGTGTAGCTAAGCGCGCGACATAAAAAAAGACGCAGACGCGTCACGTGTCGCCAGTATGGTTATATTTCGGGGTTCCAATCCCGGCGCCTGATTTTGCAGGTGCGGGTTTAAGATACCGCTTTCAGTCAAAAACGGCAAGGGGAAGTCGTGGAAGGAAGATCGCAGATTGTTAGAGCCTGTTATAAATATGCACAATAGTTCCTGTCAACGAAGGCGGCACGTATACTCACTTTACTCTCAGTCTGCTGAATAGTTTTTCGTATGTAATTCTCGTGTCATATAGTGAATACCCTCCTTTTTTTCTTTCATTCCTTCATACCTGACCATAAAAGCAAACGAAAAAATTGCTGAACGCGTTATCTGAAGTAAATGTTCGAAATGGTGGATAAAATCACTTTCTTTGATAAAAAGAATATCTTTGATTAATTGATAAGATTCGTAAACATCCTCAGGTTTATCACCTTTATGTACAACTAAAAACTTATGCTCCAAACTATTTCGCCATTCTTTATAAAAAGCTAACTCCCCGCCCTTATCTTTATTCAGGTCGGTAGCAATACTGTATAACGCCAGAAGTCCGGGTGATTTTACCTTTTCAAATAATTGCCTTCTGTTATCAACATCCAACTGCCAGAAACTCTGGAAATAGATATTCTTCTGAGGTGTCCCTTTTTTTGTTATTGGGTAAAGATTATAAAGTTCACATATGGCTACCGCAATTTTGTCTAGAATACCAAAGCAAAGACGAAATGCCGTCCTGATCTTTTCAATTTCTATCCCTAAAACTTCATCATTATACAATTCCAGAAAATGACTTTCGTACTTAATGTAATCCGTATTGTGTGGATAAAGATAATCAAAATAAAGATGGCGTGCGAGTGAAAACTCCGATTTGAGGCGATTTAATACCATCTCCATGGGAATGATAAAATCACCTGTTACGCCGCCTCCCGAAGAAATAACAAGGTTATCTGTAGCACTTCCTACACATGAGCAATACAGGCCATGTTCTGATAAAGTCAGATGATTTCTAAGACAAAACTGTCGGTATGGGCTTAACGCTTCGAACTCTTGTTGTGTAAGTGCTTCATCGTGTTCATCCGTTTCATCATCAACTGCATATTCTGCGATTTTATCGTTAGTTTGTGCTATGCGACCCAGATAGAATGATTCCCATTGCGGTGGAATATTTTTTGAAACAGATGCCCGGATATATCCCTCTCTTATCTCTTTTAGTTGTTTAATTGAGAATGAAGAGGAAATAAAATTTAATTCAATAAGTGATGCTGAACGATTGACCCAAGCCTGTGGTATATCTAATTCCTTACGATTAGTAAGATCATAATATCTCAAAGATTCGCTAAGTCTAAATTGGCTTCTTAGTGAATTGGCTAGATTGACTGCAAGCTCGGCTCGATATTCTTCCGGCTCATCAAAAGATAGTATGAAAGCTCGCCAATAAATATTTTTTAAAGAAACCATCTCCTCTATTGTCTGAAATGTATGATCATGGGGATTATTTACTCTGACAAGGTTGGACATCGCGTTGCCATAATTATAATAAAAATGACACTCGCCCTGTACCTTGATAAATTCTTCCTGATTCTTTTTCATCAAGTTAAAACCGAGTTTTGATGCCTCACTATTTTTTTGCATTTGACCGATATCAACAAGATTACCAGCGATATTTGCCAGTAAAATAAAATAATTATCACTCTTAGTTGTGATTCTTTCTAGCTTATCTAAGAATATAACTGAAAGTCTATATGATTCATCAAAATCCCCTACATCAACAAGTTGGCGTATAATATAACTTTCATCGACAAGTTCTTTAGTTATCAAAATAAATCTTCCTTATACAGATGATTTCGGCTCTTCCACAGGAGGTATGACCTCACCGGAGACATCAATCACTATCGCTGATAAGCGGTCTCTTTTTTCAAACGGTACAGTTTCATTAAGCATATTCTCCATTGTACTGGCGTTTTCAGGTTGAAGTATGTTTTTCGACAAACGAGGCAGGGTATTCGGCCGAGCAGAACCAAACCAAAAAACCAGATAAATACCATAACCAGCAGCATCGGGGTTTTTAGTATAAAGCTTGTCCAACTGTCCGTTAAGCGCAGTCCAGACATCACGATGATAATCACGCTTTATCTCAATAGGTATTTTTATACCCGGTAGTGAAACAATGATATCTGCCCTTTTATCAGAAACCATGTGACCTTCTGGTTCACAGCTTATTTTTAATGGATTAAGCCGGGTACGGAGTAACTCCAGAAAAATATGACGGCAGCTCTCTTCCGGTTTAGGCACCAAGGTACGACCATAACTGTCTTCATTCCAGAATTGTTTATAAATATCGGTATTTTCGTAAGTAATTCTGTTAGAAATATCCCGTAGATGATTAAGCAACAATGAGTAAAGATCCATTACGTTGGCAGGCGTTTCATTCACTAATGTACTTACTGCTTGCTTCCAGGCAGCATGATAAAACTGGGACTCTCTATAACGAATTATCTGATTACTTTTGGCATGTGAGAGATGATCCCGGTAGCTTTCGCATTCAGGCAGCAATAATAAACGCTCAAGCACTTCACTGGCATCGTATGAAGAAATAGCAGAAATTTCGTTAATCAATGCTCTGATAAATTCTGCATAATCCCAACTATTTCTTGAACCATGACTTCCCTCCACTGGATGATTAGCGTTAGGAAAATGTGTTGCTGAAACTTTAATGATGGTTTCTAATTGAATTAAAGAAAGCTCTTGATTATTATTTTCTCTCCGCCTTCTGGCATTACCAGTTAACTCACGCACAAGCCAAATGATCTCAGGATCTGATTTAGCTTCAGATACAAATAAATCATAAGCCTGTTCGGGCTCTAACAAATAACAGCATACTAACCAAATATGATAATTAACCTTCTTTAACACACCTCGTCTATTAACCATAAGTTGGGATAGTTCCAGCAGCTCTCCACGTATCTGTGGACGCTCTAGCAGCCATTCAACTAAGCTTTGTGTATGATTAATATCATCAGGATATTTTTTAGCAAAATACATAACTAAAGGGATGACGTGAGAATCTTGTAGTGATTTCTCATGTAGAATATAGTTCAATGCCACAATATGCTGAAATTTATTTTTTATACAAAAGTCTATTATATAACTATATGTTTCTATGAAGAGAACTTCTCGATAAAGTATTACATACTTTTTCCATGGTAGTGAATATATAGTGATAACATTGTCTTCTTTTACATGGATTGATAATCTTGCATCCAATGTTATTAACATTTTTAGCAATTCATTATCCCAAAGAGTTATATCACCTTTCAGGTTCCATAGTTCGTCACTTCCCGCCAATATAGCATACCACCATTCATAATATTCACCTTTTATTAAGGAGTTATTAATATCATCTATAGACGGGAGATCTGCACGGCCTAATAGAGCCACAAGACCAGAAATGGCATCTATAGTATAATTGTCCCCAAGACTTGATGAAAGACGCTCAAAGCAGGTTAGTTTTTCATCTACATCGTTATATAATGCATAATAAATATACGCAATATGCTTAAGCCATCCTAAATGTTCACCCGAAGCAATCTGTTCTCTTACTTGCTGAAAATCCACTTTATTTGAATCAATAATATCCTTTTTTTCTCTCTCACTTTCTATCCTGCTGATATTAATTTTTACCCGCCAATCATCAATCTCACAGACTAATGCAGCTTCTAAAATAGAAAAAAGCTCATTACTCATTCCACCATAAGTAATAAGAAAATTAAATACCTGCTGTGACGGTGTATCACAATTCCAAAGAGTAGGAAATGCTAATCGATAAATAAATCTCGTCTTATCAAGAATACCACCTCTATTACTTGATAAATAGTGCATGAAGCGGGATAATAAAAGCTCACGAGGAATAACACCAAATGTACTTTGTCCAAACTCATGTAAAAACAGATATCCTGTATTATACCTAGGGAAGGTGCGAATAAGCAGGTCATTTCTTCCCAAGCTGACTCGCTGATTAAAATTTCGCGGATCTGGGCCGATTTTTTTCCCGCAAACACATCGAATCAGCCTATTTAGGCTATTTTTTCCACCATTTCTGGCGTTATTTCCGGTTTTTACTGAGATCTCTCCCACTGACGTATCATTTGGTCCACCCGAAACAGGTTGGCCAGGGTGAATAACATCGCCAGTTGGTTATCGTTTTTCAGCAGCCCCTTGTATCTGGCTTTCACGAAGCCGAACTGCCGCTTGATGATGCGAAACGGGTGCTCCACCCTGGCACGGATGCTGGCTTTCATGTATTCGATGTTGATGGCCGTTTTGTTCTTGCGCGGATGCTGCTTCAAGGTTTTTACCTTGCCGGGACGCTCGGCGATCAGCCAGTCCACATCCACCTCGGCCAGCTCCTCGCGCTGTGGCGCTCCTTGGTAGCCGGCATCGGCTGAGACAAATTGCTCCTCTCCATGAAGCAGATTACCCAGCTGATTGAGGTCATGCTCGTTGGCCGCGGTGGTGACCAGGCTGTGGGTCAGGCCACTCTTGGCATCGACACCAATGTGGGCCTTCATGCCAAAGTGCCACTGATTGCCTTTCTTGGTCTGATGCATCTCCGGATCGCGTTGCTGCTCTTTGTTCTTGGTAGAGCTGGGTGCCTCAATGATGGTGGCATCCACCAAAGTGCCTTGGGTCATCATGACGCCTGCTTCGGCCAGCCAGCGATTGATGGTCTTGAACAATTGACGGGCCAGTTGATGCTGCTCGAGCAGGTGGCGGAAATTCATGATGGTGGTGCGATCCGGCAGGGCGCTATCCAGGGATAATCGGGCAAACAGGCGCATGGAGGCGATTTCGTACAGGGCATCTTCCATGGCACCGTCGCTCAGGTTGTACCAATGCTGCATGCAGTGAATACGCAGCATGGTCTCCAGCGGATAGGGCCGTCGGCCATTGCCCGCCTTGGGATAAAACGGCTCGATGACAGCGGTCATATTCTGCCATGGCAGAATCTGCTCCATGCGGGAGAGGAAAATCTCTTTTCGGGTCTGACGGCGCTTAGTGCTGAATTCACTATCGGCGAAGGTGAGTTGATGGCTCATGATGTCCCTCTGGGATGCGCTCCGGATGAATATGATGATCTCATATCAGGAACTTGTTCGCACCTTCCCTAGTAAAAGATACTATTGCGGCATCTATAATATCTTCATACTGCCATTCACGTTCTTTTAGCAACTGGACAATCTGAGCTGCTTTACTGTCAAAATGACTATAATGTTCTTTATACCAGTAATGAACACTCAGGCATACCCATATCTGCTCAGCAGTGTACTGCTCCTTCGTATTAAGAATAATCATCAGACCACTTTCAATATAATACAAAATTTCATGGCGATTTATTGATGATGAATACTGGTAATGACTCCAACTTATTGATAGTGTTTTATGTTCAGATAATGCCCGATGACTTTGTCATGCAGCTCCACCGATTTTGAGAACGACAGCGACTTCCGTCCCAGCCGTGCCAGGTGCTGCCTCAGATTCAGGTTATGCCGCTCAATTCGCTGCGTATATCGCTTGCTGATTACGTGCAGCTTTCCCTTCAGGCGGGATTCATACAGCGGCCAGCCATCCGTCATCCATATCACCACGTCAAAGGGTGACAGCAGGCTCATAAGACGCCCCAGCGTCGCCATAGTGCGTTCACCGAATACGTGCGCAACAACCGTCTTCCGGAGCCTGTCATACGCGTAAAACAGCCAGCGCTGGCGCGATTTAGCCCCGACATAGCCCCACTGTTCGTCCATTTCCGCGCAGACGATGACGTCACTGCCCGGCTGTATGCGCGAGGTTACCGACTGCGGCCTGAGTTTTTTAAGTGACGTAAAATCGTGTTGAGGCCAACGCCCATAATGCGGGCAGTTGCCCGGCATCCAACGCCATTCATGGCCATATCAATGATTTTCTGGTGCGTACCGGGTTGAGAAGCGGTGTAAGTGAACTGCAGTTGCCATGTTTTACGGCAGTGAGAGCAGAGATAGCGCTGATGTCCGGCGGTGCTTTTGCCGTTACGCACCACCCCGTCAGTAGCTGAACAGGAGGGACAGCTGATAGAAACAGAAGCCACTGGAGCACCTCAAAAACACCATCATACACTAAATCAGTAAGTTGGCAGCATCACCATGATTATGATATGACCACGCCTGCGAATCCCATTTTACTAAGTGCTAAAACGGCAAAAGAAGCAATCCGGCAAAACCTACCCACATGGATTACGCAGGGTTACACAATAGAAAACTACTTACCCGAACCAGTGCTTAGTACGTTTTTCGATGTAACAACGGATAAGACCAGCTTGAAAAACGGTAAAACGAAAATGGATGTTGCAGCCTATTTTGAAAATACCGTCACTGAGTTTAAGGGAAGCTATAACTCAGGCTCTAATCTATCGAAGATGATTGAATTCGTCATTAATCATATCTCCGCCTGGAATAGGTAG